TGTTGCAGACTGTCGAAAAGTTCTTGAAAGTCTGAAGGGTAAGGTTTCGGTTACGGATGTACCATCGTTCCTGCCTGTCGAGGGGATTCTTACTGAATCCAAGAAGCCTGCACCTAAGGAAACACCTAAGGGGTTTGTGAAATATCTGAGCAATCGTTTAAGTTAAGTTCCGTTCTCCAAAAATAAGAAGTCTTCGAGATTGTCCATTAAATCATCTTGAAAGATATTCTTGGGAATAACAATAGGAAAAATGGTGACAAAATGATAACGGAAAGTCATGAAAGCAGACTTCAGAACGGTCTGAAGCTTGCAGAGTCGTGGTCGAATATGCCTCGTGAGAAGCTTGTTAAGTTCGGGTACGGGAATTATCCGGACGAGCATATCAACTTCCTCGAGGGTGTAGAGGACGATGTCAAGAGATCGGTCCTCGCGACCTTGATGGAAAACTATCGTAGACTGTACGAAGATGCTACTACGACATCGGCCGTTAGCACTCTTCCGAAGTACGTCTTCCCTCTGATCCGGGCGACGTTTGCTAATATCGTTACGGCGGATCTGTTCTCGCTGCAGGCCCTTACAGGCCCAGTTGGTCAGATCTTCTTCTTCGATGTTATCTACGGCTCGACCAAGGGTAACGTAAATCGCGGCGACAAGATGTTCGACGCTCTGGCTGGTCCTCAGGATGGGCAGCAGGATTACACGAGCGAGAAGATCGATAGTGAAACTGTTGGAACAGGCACGGGTGCTGTTGCTCATTTCACTGGTAATCTGTCGAATATCCCGATTCGTCCCGGGTCCATTCAGCTGACAGATGGCACGCAGATCGTGACAGACGATGGTGCTGGTGCTCTGGTTGGTGATGTAAATGCTCTCGGAGCTAACACCATCAATTACGAAACTGGCGCATTCGATGTGACGTTTGCTGCGGCACCTGTACTCGATGCGGCGATCGTGGTAGACTATTACTACGATATGGAAAGATCTACTGACCAGCCTGAGGTCGAGATCGTCATTTCGTCCACACCTGTAACTACTCAGCGTCGTCGTCTCCGCGCTGTGTGGTCGAGTGATGCCGAACAGGATCTGGCTGCAGTCCATGGTGTAATGGCTGAGAGCGAGATCATCGGGTTCATCAGCAACGAAATCCAGAAGGAAAAGTACAACTACATGGTTCGTCAGGCTCGCACGATTGCTCCTGGCGGATACATTGAGTGGGACTCGACGACTCCTCTGGCCGTTTCGGAAATGGATCATCGTATGTCGTTGATCCCGAGAGTTGTGAGTGCGAGCAATCGCATCTTCACGAACACTCAGAGAGTTGGTGCTGACTGGTTGGTTGTCGGCCCGGATATGTCGAGCTACATTGAGGCTCTTCCGAGCACTGTCTGGACACCTACCACGAAGGCAGCTCGTACGGGTGCTGGTGTTCACAAGATCGGGTCGTTGACGACTGGTCAGGATGTCTACAAGGATCCTGCGTTCCCGACGAAGGAAGCTGTACTCGGCCATAAGGGCGATAGCTTCTTGGATGCGGGTATCGTCGAGGCAATATACGTGGCACTCTACCAGACTGACGTCATTCGTCTGGATGACTTCCGCGTGAGAGTTGGCCTTGGCAGTCGTACTGCTATCAAGGTCGTTAACTCCCGCTTCTACTCGAAGATGCGGATAGTGTAACTTGGTTGTTGGTGGTCTGAGTGGGGGATGGGGTTCATTCCCCTCCCCCACTTTATTTTAAGTTGCTGTTTTGTCTCGAGATATATTATGGCGGGTAATAGAGAAGAGCAAGTACTAAGTATCTTCCGGTACTTGGATGAACAGAATGTAGCTCGTCCAAAAGTTCTGATCGAAACTGGCACTAATATAGGCAAAGCTACCAGAATATTTTCCAAACATTTTCCTTTTGTTGAAACGATAGAGATTAACGAAAAGTGCTACAAAAAGGCTGTAGAGAGTAGCAAAGATTTTCCGAATATAGTTTTTCGGTTGGGTGACTCCGCTGATATACTCCCAGCTTTGTGCGACAAGTATATCAGCGAGCCTGTTGTTTTCTTGCTGGACGCCCATAGTATAAAGTCTCTCCCTAAACTAAAAGAGGGTTTTCCTATATGGAAAGAGCTTTGTGCTATTCTGAGCAGAAACAAACCAGATGTTATCATGGTCGATGATATACACACATTTGGC